CCGTTAGATAATAAGATGGAAATCGACGTATTCGATCCACAATTGAAGTTGGGAGTGGAATATCATGGATTATATTGGCATTCGGAAATCTCCGGTGGTAAAGACAAACAATACCATTTATCGAAACGGGATATGTGTATTGAGAAGAACATCACATTGATACAGGTATTTGAAAACGAATGGTTTGACAAAACGGAAATAGTAAAAAGCATATTACGTAACCGATTCAGCTCATGTGATAATATAGTTTATGCAAGAAAATGTATTATAAAGGAAATACCTGTTAGTATATGTTCTGCATTTTTGAACGCAAACCATATTCAGGGGTCTGATAGATCATCTACACGAATCGGACTTTTTATGGATGGGAAATTAGTATCTGTTATGACTTTCTGTAAATCAAGATTTGATAAGAAGGTTCAATATGAAATGAGTAGATATTGTAACATCCTCAACACACGAATAGTTGGGGGAGCATCGAAACTGTTTAAATATTTTGTTAAACACAATGATCCGATATCAATTGTAAGTTACTCAGACATGAGATATTTTAATGGAGGGGTTTACTTAAACCTGGGATTTGAATTTGTTGGAAATACACCCCCGTCGTATCATTACATTACCAACTCCCAAATACTCAACAGAGTTAACTTTCAAAAACACAAGTTAAAAGACAAGTTAGAAAATTTTGACCCAACCTTAACTGAGTGGCAAAATATGCAGTTAAACGGATATGATAGAATCTGGGATTGTGGGAATTTAAAATTTATATGGGAATCTCCAACTGTTTGATATTTATAACCATGAACAAATCGAAACTTAAATCTATCATTCGGGAATGTGTAACTGAGATATTATCAGAAACCACAGGTGAAACAGGTGAAACAAGTGTAACTGATGATTTACAAAATCTTTTGCGTTATGCTGAAACCAAGAAGAATCAGCAGTTGTATCAAATGGTAGGTGAATTATTAGACAAAGTGGAATCTGCCGTTGGACATATTAATCCGAATGACGCTGAAATGTGTGATGATGCCATACGGATGTTAAAGTAACATCAAATCTTAACTACTCAATACTTATATACGATGGAATGAACCATCAGATAACACCAAGAAACTATGGCAGACAATAAAGAAAAAATCGAAAAGTTCCTAGCGGAAGTAAAAGACGAAGGTTTGAATTTCTTCAAATACTTTAAAGCAGCATCAGGCTATGAAAAAGCAGCTATTATTCTATTCGTAGGAGTAGTATTTGCAGCAGGTGCAATTTTACTATAACAAGTAAAACCCTCATATCAAAAAACCATCGATTTAATGTTGATGGTTTTTTTGTGTTAACCTATATTTATAGTTAACTATGAAAAACAAACAGCTTTTAAATGAACGTGTTCTTGGCTTAGCCGGAATTCACCCAATGCCAAGCCTTGGGTTTGTAACCAACACTCCATCTACTATCAATGAACACCACGGTGCGGGAGTTATTACGACAAACGAAAACCCAGACCAGTTTTACACTGAACTGAAAGACGCGTTAGACAGAGGCGTTAGTGTGGAAAGTAAAGTTCCAGGCGCAATGGGTGAAGTAATGGGAATTGAAAATAAAACCGGAGTTGTAATTAGAAGTTCAAATGGAAACGGCGTTGTTGGTTTCACGGGTGAACCAACTGTTGAGTTGTATGAAGACGAACATGAGAATTATTATATCCAACTAGCGGCTGATAGTTCGGAACATGACCCAATAGCACAAAAGAATGCTGATGAACGTTATGGTTCTCTGAATGAAGATACTAGACGAGAAACTTTGGGTATGACACACAAAATCACAAAGTTTAAAGTTCATGAGAAGTCTCTTGTAACTGAAAGAATGATGGGTTTTGCTGGGATTACACCATTGAAACCGATTGGCTTTGTATCCACAAATGCTCCATCGGTTGATACCTCACAATTTATGAAATATCTTTATGAAGATACTGATTCATTATCAAGAAAAGATTTATATTCCAAACTTCCAATGTTACATTCAAATGTATTGCTGGAGTTAGCTGAGAAGTATGTTGAAAATGTATCAGGTCAATCTTGGGGTTTTATAGTTGAAACGTTATCAGACGTATATTACACCAATGATAATGTAAGAGACTCTATACACAAAGCAATTAAAGAGTCGGGAATCATATAATATGGAAGACTCAACAAAAAACTATTATCTAAAAGCGCCCGATTTAGTGGGTACTAAAGACGTTACTGTATATGACGGTGATAAAGAAATCCAAGTAACTGTTGAAAACAGTAAAGTTACTAAAGTTGATGCCGGTGAAGCCGGCGCTGATTATGACATTGATGAGATAAATTCACAATTACAATCAGGCGCTCATTTGGGTGAGGCTTTAACGGGTGGTCTTAATGTTATACGTGAGAACACACAGTCACGTTTGGGATATGTCGTAAAGTTGAAAAATGGAAAATATATCTCATTTCCGTTCTCAAAGTATGGTGACGGAGAAGCACAAACAATGGCTTTAGAAAAAGCTAGAGAAGTCAGCGGTCAAGTTTATGATATTATATCAACAAATGGTAAGGTACAACCAGGAGAACTTATCTGGCCAGAAGACCTACAAGAATCTAAATTGAAATCTCTTATTAGAGAGTGTATACGTGAAGTTATATCAGAACTTCGTTAAAACCCGTTAAATCTTATCAAATGAACTTAAAATCACTATTACAAGAGTCAAGACCTACACGTATAGTGAACTTTATACAGGAATTGAAGAAAATGTCAGGTGTAGACAAAGTTGTTGAGGTTTCGACAACAGTAGACGGCATGGCAGCTCTTGTAAGAATGACCGATGGAAATGCTTATGAAGTAGAAATACGACAAGCGTCTTACACACGCCATCCTACCCTTCAAAAAAAGACTCGTTAAGTAGACTTCCATATCCATTTGGAATTTCCACAATCCCATATTCGGTCAAAGCCGTGGTTTTTCATATTCTCCCATGCGGTCAAATTTGGATCGAACCCTGTTAGTTTATCTTTCAACATATGTTTTTGGAACTGTTGCCAATTGTATAGTGTTTTATAATCCGGCGAAACAAAATGGAATCCAGGCGCAGTATTGTTGATAAAATCGAATCCTAATACGTTATATAAATTTCCATCGAAATATCTTCTATCGGAATATGATATTACGCTGTTGGGATTATGATTCTTAACAAAATGGGAATATAATTTACTTGCTCCACCTGTGATAGAAACGTTTAATATATTACAAAAACGACTCAACTCATATTCTACAGATTTATCAAACCTAGACTTGCGGAATGTCATCAATGACATTAATTCATCATGTTTGTTAAACAACCCATATCTTATAGGAGCGTTGTCTTTTCCTTGTATATGATTGTTGATTAAGAATGAATTTGAAATGTTAGATTCGACTTGTTTAACTTTGAAATTTCTGGCGTATAACAATTCTACCTTCTCACCAATTTTTGAACGAATTATACTCTTTACAATTTCCTGTTTTGTATTCCATTCATAATCAAATATATGTATTAAATTATATCCCATAGTTAAACTCCGAACGGTTTTATTTAAATGATATATTTTATTTTTTCCTCTAGATTCTGAATGCCAGTATAACCCATTATACTCAATTGCTAATCTTTTTTTGTGTATTAAAAAATCCAACTCTTGACCTTTCAGTATTATTCGGTTTCTACGTTCTATTATTAAATCGTTACACGTTTCTAATAGAAATGTATGTAAGGAGTTCTCTTCTTTATATCTTGGGCTGGGATTACATACGTCACATTCTATGCTTGCAATAGAATATAACGGCCTCACGAATCTATTATTACAATCATCACAACAAAATTCATATTTGTCGCCTGACCAGATACCATTATAATCTTGCGGTGTAGTAAGAAGAGTTAATTTTCTCTCTTTGAAATAGTTTAATAGATACTCATAATGGTTATTTCTTCGGTGGTCTGCCAATATAGGTTTATACCACTCACATTTTCTTATGTTATCAACGTCATATCTCTGTAGACAGGTTTGTTTTCTTTTCTCTTCGTTGTTGTAATTCTCATCTCCATATCTCTCAATTTTAGTGGATTTCATGGTTTTGAGTATGTTGGAGTTTTGAAGAGCATGTTTTACTCCATATTTAGATTCCATAGCGGACTGAAAATTCTTTTTTACATTGTCAGTTGTCATTGGATGTCCGCCGTATTTTTTATCAAATGTAATATTTTGAGATTTCCGTATCTTATCTTTAGTTGTATTGCATGAGTTCGAACAGTGTTTGTTGCAAAATCTCTGATTCTTCTTGTTATATGAAATTTCAAATTCCTTATTACAATGTTCACATATCTTTTTAATTGTCAGTGGATTTTTTCTTGGCCTTCCCATGATATTTATTCTTTAGGTTCAATAGCAATAACTATCAACATTGTTATAAAAAATTGTCAATATAACTGAATATCTTTTATACTTATGATTAGACCGATATTATACAGTATTATAAAGGTCTATCAACAATAACTTAAATAGAGGATCGAAAACATGGCAGACTTATTGGAAGCTAATGAAATTTTTTTTATTCTCTTACCGCTTTTGAACCAAAAGTTCAAAATCGTTTTATCATGTATATTGATGGAATTCCTGCATATCTTATCAAGACAGCAGCTAGACCACAAATTAACAACAATCCAATCAAATTGGACCACATCAATGTCTACCGTAAACTAAAGGGTAAGTCAGAGTGGGCTGATCTTGATATCACACTTTACGACCCAATCGTTCCTTCGGCTGCACAAGCAGTTATGGAGTGGATTCGTTTATCACACGAATCCGTTACAGGTAGAGACGGTTACGCTGATTTTTATAAAAAGGATATTACTATCAATGTTCTCGGTCCTGTAGGTGATAAAGTTGAAGAGTGGACATTGAAAGGTGCATTTGTTGCAAGTGCCAACTTTAACGGAATGGATTGGAGTAATGGTGAGCCAGTAATGGTTAACTGCACGTTAGCATTTGACTATGCTATTTTACAATATTAAAAAAAGTTTTTTAATAAAATTAACGAAAAACCCTCATTATTTGAGGGTTTTTTTATGTCCGTTGGTTTTTTATAGATAAAACGTCTTGGCATTTCATATATTTATGATATAGTTATAGGTTGAGATGGTTACGAATGACAAAAATCCAAAATATTGGCACACTCAACATTGTCAACACTGTGGCAGTGAATTTGAAAGCTTGATATCACGAGCGCAGAAGTTTTGTAACGGTAAATGTTCATCCCAATATACAGCAAACGATGTGGATAGGTTGTCGAAGATACAACAAACAAAGCTCGAACGCTACGGTAATGGTAGTTTCGTAAATCCAAACAAAGCCAAATCTACATGTATAAAAAAATACGGAGTGGATAACGTATCTAAATCTGATCATGTTAAGAAAAAGATTAAACAGAGTTGTATTGATCATTACGGGACGGATTCATATTTTAAAACCGATGAGTTCAAACAACATATAAAAGATAAATTCGGAGTGGATAACATGTCACAGTTGGAATCTACCAAAAAAGCTGTAAAGGATACTGTAAACGAACGTTATGGAGTCGATAATGTGTTTGCATCTGATGAAATCAAACAAAAGATATGTAACTACTATACGAACAACTACGGAGTAACTCATCCGTCTCAGGTCAGAGAAATTCAGGATCGAAAGCATCAATCATATAAAAAGAGTTTTTATAATAAGCTACAGACCGTTCATAAATTGAATTTAAAGGTAGTTCCATTATTCGAGTTTGATGAATACATCACAACCGACCGAAGGAATCATTACAAGTTTAAATGTTTAAGATGTGACTGTGAATTTAAAGATCACATTGACGGTGGACATCTTCCTAGATGTCTAAATTGTTATCCCTTAAATAAAGGGTCGGTATGTGAGAATGAGATTGTAGAATTCTTAGAAGAGATTATGCCGCCGAATCAACTCACTCAACACCGTAGAGACGTAATTAAAGACCGAGAATTGGACATATATATAGAGAATAAGAAAATAGCGATTGAATACAACTCACTATATTATCACTCATATTCATCAGTCGATAAACTATATCATTTACAAAAGACCGAATTATGTGAAGAGATGGGTGTTCAGTTAATTCATATATTTGAAGATGAATGGATTAACAAGAAAGATGTTATAAAAGAAAAGCTGAGACATAAATTGGGGTGTGTGAATTACAAGATTTATGCCAGAAAGTGTATAATTAAAGAAATTTCACCTAATACAAAACGGGACTTCTTAGAATCACATCATATACAAGGAAACGATAAGAGTTCAATACGATATGGCGCGTATTACAATGACGAATTGGTAGCGGTTATGACATTTGGAAGTGGTAGAATATCACTGGGGAGTCACCCATCACCATCAGAATTCGAATTGATGAGGTTTGCTACAAAAACAAATATAATTGGAATCGCCAGTAAATTATTTAAACATTTCATTAGAACCAACTCACCGAACACAGTGGTTACATATGCAGATAGAAGGTTTACCGCTGTTCACCAATCGGTGTATGATAAGATGGGTTTCGTCTTTTCACATTTAACTCAGGTAAACTATTGGTATTACAAGAATGGTTATAATATAAGACACCACCGTTTCAATTTTAGAAAATCGATTTTGCATAAGAAATTGAAAGTATTTCACACTGAGTTGTCAGAGTATGAGAATATGCAGTTAAACGGCTATGATAAAATATATGACTGTGGGAATATAAAGTATATATGGAGGAGTTATAATAGAAATCTCTAATCTATAGTTACAATGTCACACGTTTTTATAAAATTGTTATATTTATAGTCAACTAAACGTATATAACGATTTATAAAACATTATGGAAGAAAACAACCACATACAATCCGACGTAATTCATCTGAAACAGCGTATTGAGAATACTGAGAAAGCAATCATCAACTTAAATACTAAGTTCGATAAGATGGAAGCGAATGTATCTGATAAGTTTGAAAAGCTATTGCTTCACTCAAATGAAATGGCCGAGAAGTTATTATCCCATTCGAATACGACCGCTGATAAGTTACATTCTAAATTTGATAATTACAAAGACTCTAAACAAATTGGGATGACTTCCGTGTTCGGAGCGTGTGGTATATTAATCGCCTTGGTAACATGGGGTAGTCTCCAATACTCCAAGTCTACGATAAATGAAACGAAACACGCATATGTTTCGGAGATTGTATCTGGATTGGCATCAAAGGTATACGTGATAGAAACCGAAATGTTTACCAAAAAGGAGGGTCACCAGCTTATAGACAAAGTGAATTCCATTGATTCTTCGATAGCAATTCTCAAATCCGAACAGACGACATCCAACCGTAGATTCGAAGAAGTCGAAGCTGGCGTTGAAAGTCTCAGAATACGATATGAATCTCAAGGATTTAATAATTGAGTCTTACAGAGGGCAACACTCTGCTCCTGATAAAGACAGTGGTTCACCATTATATGACGTGACATTGGGGGGGATATATCCCGACGACTTCTACTCCCATAACGGCGCAAGGTATTATACAACCGGCGAAGCCGATGATATTAGAGCGTATCACATGATTAAATCATTCAAAGGAAAGCCGAATCAAAACTTGAAAATATATAGATCAATCCCAAAAGGTATAAAACCATCTATTAATGTTGGTGATTGGGTAACAATATCACGACAATATGCTAAAGACCACGGAGAGAATTCATTAAACAACGAATTTAAGATTGTATCTAAGACGGTATCTGCTAGAGATATATTTACCGAAGGGAATTCGTTGTTGGAGTGGGGGTACTACCCACAAACTATAGACATGAAAGATAGGTATTTAAAACTTTCTAATGGAAGCAGAAAACGGGCAGAAAGAATTAAAAATGGCGAAAAGATAATAGGTATTAACAAATACCCAAGAGACAATTTTTATGAAAACGACGAAGGCGCCGTGGAACATTTATTGGCAGCATATGAATTTAACAAAAGAAAGTATGAAAATTATAAATGAAGATTATCCGGAATCGTTTTCAATGGCCAAGTTTAATGCGATTCCTTCGTATGCAGCACGAAAACGATATGCCAATGAAAAGTTGAAGCGATTAGGTTCTGGTTCATCAAGAACCGTATTTCAAATTGACTCCACAAAAGTTCTTAAAGTTGCTCATAACCCTAAAGGTTTAGCACAAAACCAAGTCGAAACCGATGGGTATTTTGGACTGATGGATATTACAGCTGATGTATTAGACTACGACGATATGCACGATTCACCGTATTGGATAGAAATGGAATTAGCCATACCTTTGTCAAGGGCCAAAAAGAAATTGGAAAATTTGTTAGGTATTAAGTTGGATGAGTTGGAAACTTTTTTAAATGCAAACGACCCACAAAATAGAATGGCTCATAACTACGACCACGGCATCTCACAGGAACGTATGGATGACTTGTGGGAACATGAATATGTTTCTCAACTAATAGACTTAGTCGGCAACATAGAGCTGCAGGTAGACGATATAGTAAGACCTAGTAGTTGGGGTGTTGTTAAAAGGAATGGAAAAGAATTGCCGGTATTGATAGATTTTGGATATACCAACCATGTAAGATTACATTATTATGCTCGATAGTCTATACTTATAGAACTATGAGTGTGAAATTAAAAAGTTTGATTGAAAAGGTTTCGTTTGATAAATTACGAGACGTTGAACGTGGTTTAAAAAAAACACGGACAAAAAGCTTTTGGACCAGGAACATTCGGAGTAGAATTTGAATTTGGTAAGGTTTATGATGTGGATATAGATGAGCTGGCCCAGCGCTACGAATCTAAGATTGTAGACCACCTAATTAGATTTGAACCTCTGCCATTTGAGTTTAATTATTTTGAATGGGTTGTAAAAAAATATCCCGCGCCCGACGATGTGGGTAGTTGGGAATATGACAATCCAGAACCTGATAATTCGGTACAAATTTACAATCCACCCGTCGCCGAAATACAATAGAGTTCAGATACTTTTCATCTCAGATTGTTGAAGACCCAAAGAAATTTTTCAAATGGATTAAGATTTTCTGCTATTACCACAAGTTGCTAAGTCTCGAAAACAAGCGATATTAGGAAATAAGAAAGGTCAAAGAGTAATTTTGAAAAGGTTGCCAGATCAAAAGGTTGGGGTTGTATTCGAACATAACCTAAAAAAGATAATACAACCCTCAAATTTCAAACCCGAAGATATGAAACGTTTATTAGGTTCTGATAGTTATTCGTTTGTTAGTAAGATGGATAAGGATAAACGAGCAGAGTTTATAAAAACGATGAAAGATATGCGTCAGATGGATAAGTTGATGAACCCAGACAAATATAAACCAATAGCAGCCGAAAATATTAAACTCAAAAATCTTATACCTACAGACTATTTATAGGTATGCACTTAACAACAGATAATTTAAATTATCCAGCAGGTCACACACCAATGACTCAACAGTTTGGTGGGTTCGACCCGTTCGCTGAGATGTTAAAACGTAAACAGATGGCTGACGGAGAGAATGTTGATTTCACAGTAACACCACACAACGAAGAAGATGTAAAAGAATTGGAAGACTTTTGCATGGAGCATGGAATCGTTGGATTTAACTGTGGGAGAATGTCTCCGAAATCCGCATTACGAATGTTAAAATCTAAGATGGGTGTTATTGAAAAGAAACCAACCCAATTATTACAAGGATAATCATGTCAGAAAATATTATATATAAACCCAAAGAAAGACTTAAAAACCATCCGGTACAATTAAAAGAACTCATACGAACATGTATCGCTGAGGTATTACAAGAATATTCTGCTGGGTGTGGATATTCTAGTTCTCCCAATCAGTTCCACGGAACAGGCGGCGGAGGATTATCACCTATGATGGAGGGAGACTATTGTGGTATAATGAAGGGAACCGATTATGCAGCTGTAAACGGTATATCGTATCATTTAAAAGAAGAGGGATGTGATACTAAAATGTCATATGACAAAGGGAACCATCGACTTTTAGTTCGTAGAGATCATATGCCTAAGATGTTTGAGGTATTGAGTGCTTCCGAAGACGGAGTAGAATCTGAAATCGCTGAACGATTAAAATCGACACATTTTAAAAACAAGTAATATTTATACACATGAAGTCATCAGATATCAAAAAGATTGTAAAAGAAGAGATTAGAACTCAGAGAAAAAGATTGTTAGCGGAAGCTTTTCAGCCTGAACAGGATCAGCAACAGGGTCAACAACAGCCGGACGACCCCCAGCAACAATCTAAGAGTGGTTTAAATCCTAACAAAGCAAAAGGAATCATTACGGGAGCTGTAAAGACTTTAGTTAATTCAGGCGCTTTACAAGGCGTTGACATATCAAAAGTTGAAAAGATTGTAGCCGACTTAATGACCCACCTCCAAAACACAGCTCCTTCATATGTTTCAGCGGCCAATCCAGAACCTCAACCAGAGGATGAGATGGCAGATGAGGATTTGACAGATCAACACACATTTGACGATAATCAAGATGAGTTATCCGATCAAGGACAATATGATCCGTCATTAGAGAAAACTACATCTGACGCACAAGATGATAAAGAAGACGTTGCTGATGAAGAGACTTCCGACGAAGAACCATTATTTGAAGTTAAAGACTTCGGTGCCCTTTTGAAATAAGATTTTATAGACAATCAAACTTCAGTTTGATTCATATATATAAGTAAAGTTACAACCCAAAATAAAGTTTATGAGTGATAATATACCAATCCGTAAGTCTGATTCTAATCAGGTTAATAAGAATATCGATGTATCTCCAGAGGTTCTTTCACAGTTAGAGAACGACGTAGCACAACAATCTTCACGCGGAAATAACCAAACGACATTTACGTATCCCACAGAAACCATTGATTTACCGTCTGAGGGGTATTTTTACCCGGAGGATTCCATCCTCTCTAAAGGTAGACTTGAGTTGAAATATATGACCGCCAAGGAAGAAGATATTTTAACTTCACAAAATTTGATTAAGAAGGGTGTTGTTCTCGACCGACTTCTTGATGAGTTGATAGTTACTAACGGCGTTTCATCGGGCGATCTAATCGTAGGAGATAGAAATGCTGTATTCGTCGCTGCTCGTATTTTGGCGTATGGACCTAAGTATGAGGTTAAGGTTTCATGTCCTAAATGTGGCGAAGAAAACCAAGTGACAATTGACTTGGCTGCTATGGCCAATAAGGATTTTGATTTCAGTGGCTTTACGAAGGGAGTTAATGAGTTTACTTACCAACTCCCAATATCAAAGAGAAATATTACTTACAAATTCTTAACTGGAAACGATGAGAAATCAATTTCACAAGAATTAGAATCTCTATCGAAGGTGAATAAGAATGCGACAAGTCCAGAAGTTACTACAAGGTTAAAGTATATGATTGTTGCCGTTGACGGGAAGACTGACAGACAGTTGGTTAAGAACTTTGTGGACAAAGAATTAACAGCTCGTGACGCTAGAGAGTTTAGAAAACATATAAAAGAATCATCTCCCGACTTTGACATGACCTTCGACTTCGTGTGTGAACATTGTGATCATGAGGGGAGGATACCGATGCCAATGGGCATCAGCTTTTTTTGGCCTGACGCCGAGTTATAAAGTCGAACTCCATAAAGAAATCTTTAGTCTATCTTACTACTCCGAAGGCGCTTTCAATCAGGACGTCGTATACAACTTACCTGTTAACCTTAGACGTTTCTATCTAAATGAACTGAAATTGGCTAAAGAAGAAGAAAAGAAACAGATGGACAAGGGATCGGAATCTCAGAGTTCACAACCTCCTATCACACGACCTAATATACCCAAAGGGTAAACTTACAAATCCCCAATATTGTTCTTGGGGATTTTTCATGCGTCTTGATATTTATAAACATGAACAAAAATGAACTTAGAAACATTATCAAAGAATCCATCGATGAACTTACACAAGAAGGATTCTTGGATAGTTTAGGAACTATAGTTTCTCCGAAGGGTGCGTTCGAAAAAATTGCTAGAACTCAAACAAGAAGTAAAAAAGCACAAAAGATTTACAATGATTTTCGTGACAGAATTATAAAGTCGTATGTTATAGCATATAAAACAAATGAAAAGATTTTAAAAAAGATTCATGAGAGATCATCTTCTGCTAGAATGAGAGAAAAAGATGTTAGAAATTTTATTAATAGGTTCAATCTAACTACCGGCAGAAGATATGAAAATGAAGATATACACACTATGAATAAATCAAGTCAAAATGAATACGTAGATTCTTTATTGAAATTCATAAACTTAAAACCGTCATACTCGTCGATTTAACAATTTACTATGGCTGATATAAATTCAGATGAAGTTGAAAAGTTACTGGATCAAGTTAATTTATTGAATGAGTTAAGTGAGAAGGTGAACTCTACTATTAAAAGTGGGGGCTCTTTACGAGCCGCACAACTTAGTCAGATGCAAGATATCGTCAGCGAAGCAACTAGACAGTTAAATGCATCTAAAGAAACATACAATAGTGAACTACAGATTGTAGATACTACGGAAGCGGTCGCGGAGGCTAAGCGTAAGATCGCACACCACACACAATCGACCTCCAATCTCGCAGGTGAATATAAGAATAAATGGGAAGATGTTTTAAAAAATCTTGAGAGTTTTAATAATTTACAAGACGCTGCCCTCGCAACACAAAGATTATCGGTTGAGAGCGCGGATGAGTTAGCCGACAGTGTAATGGGTATATTTGATAAAATCCCAATCGGCGGCAAGTTTCTACAGAGAGCGTTAGGTACAGAAGAAATAAAACGTGACTTAAGTAAGAATTTAAGTCAAAATTTTAAATCGTTTTTCACTAAAGGTAAAATGACCGCAGGAAACTTGAAAAACGTTTTTAGTAAATCATTCGCGTCAATAGGACAAGCAGCGGCTAGGATGTTAAATCCGATGGTATTAGTTTCAATATTGATATTAGCCGCTGTTAACAGATTCGTGGCGTTAGATAAAGCAGCTGGCGATTTCAGAAAAACAACAGGCATTCTACGAAGTCAGATGAGTGGGCTTGTGGATCAAGTTGAAGATATAAGTACTGAGTTCGCTCATTTAGGAGTAAGCATCGATGGCGTTTTCAAATCCGCGTCTGCTATCGCTGGTGTGTTTAACAATAACATAAACGCTGTAAAAGAAAATGTTAAGTTTGTAACATTAATGAAAGCCAACCTTGGAATTGCTGAAGAAGATTCTGCTAAGGTTCTACAAAATTTCATGGGTATGGATGACTCGTCATCCGATACTGCTAAGAATATGGCTATGGTGGGTGCTGAAATTGCGAATATAATGGGAGTTTCACCGCAACAGGTATTTAAAGATATGGCTAACGCTTCCGACGCCACTAAGGCTTTGCTTAGAGGCAGTGTTCCAGAAATGATATCACTTGCTATAGAAGCAAGACGATTCGGAACCTCTATGGAGTCAGTATCATCAGCGGCGGATGGACTTTTAGATTTTCAATCCTCCATAACTAAAGAACTGGAAGCGTCTACATTGTTCGGTAAGAACTTTAATATGCAGAAGGCTCGTGAACTTGCATTCGCAGGTGATTTGACAGGTGTATTAAATGAACAGTTAAGTATGTTACGATCTGTTGGTGATGTATCAGACGCAAATTACTACCAACAAAAGGCTTTTGCTGATATGCTTGGTGTTTCTGTGGGTGAGATGCAGAAGATGAATGCACAGGCACAATTCTTGAACAGCTTAACCAAGGACCAAGAATCAGCGTTGAAGTTACAAGAAGATAGAATGGCCACAATCCAAAAAACCGCTTCTAAAATCGCAGAGTTAGAAAGAATAAAAGCTTTAAATGTTGGATTTAGTGTGAAGAATCAGACAGAGTTAAACAATCTTTTAAATGATCAGAAATCCATCAACGATGAGTTGATGAAAAGTAGAACACTGGAACAACAGATGCAATCTGATCAGGAGAAGATGATGAACGAACTTAAGTCGTTGTGGACTAGTTTTGCAAGTTTGTTGTATCCTATCGTAGCTTTAATAACGAAAGTTCTTGTACCAATTCTCCAAGTGGTCGGTGCACTCATAAGAGGGTTTCTAAGTCCTATAATATCAGCAATAGACTATATGACCAATCTAACGAAAACCACGAATGGAACAGGAGATGCTTTCAAATGGATAATTAAGAGTGCTGAGTGGTTGGGTAATGTTCTCGGTTCAGCCGTTGGTATAACACTACAATTATATGTCTACATAGCAAAAGCTGGGGCTTTGCTCATAGGGATAAGAGAATCCTTCTTAATATTAGCAGTGTGGTCCGAAAAGATTGCTGGAACAGCGGACCGGATAGGGTCATTTTTCTTCAGAATATCCATCGCCGCATCAAACGTTGTTACGTGGTTCGTGAAGATGGGAACCACCATAGTCAACTTTTTAAAGTCATTTGGTCCACTTACTAAAATCGTTGGCAAGTTATCTGTCTTTTTTGGTAAATGGTTGACTCCTATTGGTTGGGCAGTTTTAGCAGTTCAAGCTCTGTTCTCAGCATTTAAACGATTCTCAGAAGTAGACTGGGGAGGCGGCATTTTCATGAATATCTGGAAGGGAATAAAAGCATTAGGGTTGGTCATATACGATTTGTTATTGGCACCATTTGTAGATGTGTGGAATTGGTTATCGGGTACGTTTTTTGGAAAATTTCTTTCTCAACTTGGTTTGAATATCGTAGAAGGAATAATATCTGTGGGTGGTATGTTATATGATAAATTAAAAGCGCCAATTAAGAAGTTCCTTTCGTGGTTCTGGAAAGATAGTGGACTTCCAGGAGAATCTCCTTCTAAGATTGGATTAGCTATATTAAAGGGGATAGCATCTGTTGGTAGTGGTTTATTTGGAGTTCTAACATGGCCATTCAAGAAGGCTTTCAGTTTCATATCAAATACATTTGCGAAAGTGGCTGATGCCGCTCAGATGGTCGGTGTGGGGTTTAAATTGTTTTCGTCAAGCGTGGCTACTATTGTTAACTCAGGAATCAATGATTATCTACAGAGCATGACAACTCATATCGCGAGTCTAACTGAGGCGTTGGGCAAGTTGGCTGACACTGCGAGTAACATGGGGAATGTGAAAGTTGTCATGGAGACAATAACCTCTACAAAAGGGATAGGTTCTATTAATACTATAGGGGAGGTTTCTAACAGAAGTCAGAACCAACGCTCCACGGAACATAAACCTGACACGGAATTGCATAAAAAATTAGATAGATTGATTCAAATATTCGAAGAAGATAAGTTCAACGTTTATATTGATAGAACGAAATTGGTTGGCGCTCTCCGAACAATTGATTAAAATCTATTTTATAGATATTTATCTATATGGCAGATATCGATGGTAATTTAATAGGACTTTTAGACAATTCAAGTTCGCCAACTGTTTTTACAGAAAACACAAACTCACAGTTTTCACCCCGTGGGCTGGGTAATCAACCTATAAGCATAGTTCCAGGCAATTATAGCAACAACGCCACTCGATTCGACGCACAAGAAAAGAGGTTATATAGAGACGATGCTGATTATAATAAGGGGGCTCCGTTCTATGCTGTTGGAGCACAACAGCCTTATGTCATAGTAAATCCAGGAGATTCTGATTTTAAAAAAGGTATAAAGAGGTTCGATAGTCGAATGTTTCCGGTTGGGTCTTCGATTCAAGACGTTGAAAGAATTACCAAATTCACATTTTCTGGATATGGATTGAAGTTTTTATTGCTTCAACAACTATTACATTTTCAAGCACCGTTTGACGAAACGAACATCAACGACCCCACGTCACACTTGGTATCGACGGGTAGGTCACTCGGGTTAGGATTGATTCCTAGAGTAACAAAACATTTGGGTGGCGGAAGTCTACTCGGCGCTGTAATAAATAAATTAGGCGGTAAAGATTTCGGAATCCCGAACTCAACTGTAGACGTTTCTGACAACGTTTTACCACATAGTAAAGGAGAAGGCAGTGATAGTCACTACGGTTTACTGAGAGGAAATACAGCGACGGCAGGGTTTAATAACCTAAAGAAAATCTGGGATCCGGGTGACCCCAAAAGTTCGGGATTTTTTAAAACTCTGTTAAGTAAGTACGCTCCTAGTGTCGGTGCCAGCCAGCCGGGATCTTTTAAATATAGAGCCGATGAAGATACATACAGTTTAATGATTGGTGAATCTAATAAAATATCAACCACACGGCTTCTTCCTGTCAACACCTTATATACAACAATAAACCCGTTTGAATCTAAAGAACGATTGGTCGAATATTCCGCGCCAACTGAAACCCTCAGTATTGTGAATAGCCAGCTTGGAATCAACCGTGAGGGTACATATTCAAATGCTGTTGAGAACATACGTTATGGCCTCTTAACAAATGACAAGTCTAAACTCAGACAATATTTAAAAGAGTATAAAGACACCCCACCACATCTACAGAATAAGTATGGCAAAAACCCCCAATCGAGATTCTTACGTAACGCTTTTCCGTTGCTACAAAACGATGGGCCAGAAGATATACAGTATAACAGCGGTGACCCGACCTTAAGTGGTAAAAAAGTCGCCCCATCCGGAAACGGATATGAAGATATACTCAGCGAAACCGGAAAACACGGAAGTGGTTTAGTAGAAAAAAAGCCTTTTAAAGATTACCAGACGAACTACCGTCGCCGTTTATTCAGTGAAGAAGATTCGGTTGAAGAGTATCCATACGAAGATTTAAGAGAAACTATGGGCCGTGTTGCGGGTGCCAGAAATAAAATCGGCACCGGTGATAACGTGGGGGGATATGTGACACCTTCAAACATATATTATGGAAAATTACGTGAGTCTGCCATTGAAAACAAGTATAAATTTCCAGAATATAGCGGAAAACTGAAAACGAGAGTTTCTCTTGGAATGCATAGACCGGACCCAATAACAAAACAGTTGTTAGAAACGCCGGAAGAGAATCAGTCGTCATTACTTAAAGACTTGATAAAATTTAAGTTTTTTGATGTTGTGAACCAAAAATATTTGACGTTCCGAGCAACTCTTAAATCTATATCCAACAACACAACCGCTGAATGGTCAGACATGAGATATGTCGGACGTGCTGATAAGGTGTATTCATATAACGGATTTACACGAGATTTAAGTTTCAACTTTAGAGTGTATGCCACCTCCGTTGAAGACCTCATTCCCATGTGGAAGAAGATTAACTATCTAAAAACTATGACATACCCATCGAACACTCTACACCATGGGGGATATAATATAAACTTACCACCTTTTATAAAGTTAACGATGGGTGATTTGTTCGTAAAACAACCTTTAATAATTAAGTCCATCGCATTAAGTGTTCCGGATGAATCGTCTTGGGAAATAGGACCACCTCCTGGTGCTGAAAAAGACTTATATCGCCAACTCCCATTCTTAGTTGAGTTGTCACTATCAACTACACTGCTTGAAAAAGAGCTTCCAAAAACGGGCGTTCCTATATTCGGCGACAGAGACGACTTTTCTTTAAGACAGCCAGCTATTATGGAACCTCCATTGCCAGCAGATCAATTCGATCCCAATTCGATGTTCAACCCCGTCGATCCCATTTCAATCAACAACCAATATGTCTAGATCAGATAACAACGTAAGAAATAGATACGACGGTAGACGAGTTTTTGCGTCTAAGATGTTAAAACCCATCCCAAAATCAGATAATGATATTTATATCATAACAGATGAAACTACTCGGTTGGATAAACTAGCTTTACAATATTACAAAAATTCATCATATTGGTGGGTCATCGCGAGGGCGAATGGAATCGGATTTGGTTATTCAGTTGACATCGGCAAACAAATCCGTATACCTGCTAGAATAGAAAGTGTTATATAATGGCCCACAAACAATGTGATAAAATTTTTCATGACGTAACAAATAAGAATATCTATCCGTTACGTCCTTTTAGTGAATATGTAAAGGATCAGTTTGAGACTCGAAAGTTAAATAGAAACTTAGACCATCCTAAAAACTTACGTGATACTACGCGTGCGGCTTGGTGTCGTGTTACATCGTTGGGTCGTGTATCCATAAAAAACGGAACTAGAAACCGACAAGGATTTGTATTGTATAACAATGAAGGGTTTGATTCGACATATGGCTTTAATAACAGTAACAATAACTATCAACTATTGGGGAGAGATAGGTCAGGAGAACCACATACTTTAGATGTTGGTCTGGGATACCCATCATTGAAAACTCCGGCACCAGGAGTAACATCAATGAACTCTGAGACGTTAGGTGGTAAAGGTGTGTTTAGACAGTTATCTTTTAATATACAATGCCATGATAAATATCAATTGGAATATTTGACTCCATACTTTCTAACCCCTGGAATAACAGTATTAGTTGAATGGGGCTGGGATGATATGGATCAAAAAGGATCTGATCTTTTAGTGGACTTAGACCCTGAAAACGATAAGATTCCGGAATTAATAAACTCATGGGATGAATGGGAATACAAACGATGTAGGTCGTGTGGGAAATATGACATATTCTTAGGAATCGTAGATAAATTCGGTTACACGCTGGAATCTAACAATTCATTCAACTGCGACATTAGTTTGAAATCCGTATCTGAACAGATTTATGCTTATGAGACCGCACAAGAACAAACTTATAAACAATCTAAAGACAGTGATAAAAAACAAATAACAAAAGATTTTTCTTCGTTTTTAGAATATCACATTGGTAATGTAGAACAACAAGAGTTTTACATAAATCGTGGGTCCACTGAGGAGACTTCTGTTAAAAACGAAAAAGAGAAAATATCAAAATACATTCCATACAGAAAAGAGTATGTAAACAATCATATAAGCGCTTTTACACGAGAATCTTTTAACAGGTTTGATCTAACGTTAGATGACAAAAACATACCGAAAGATAAAAAGTGGATATCTTTTGGGTTGTTTATTGACCTGATCAATAGGTGGTCATCTAGAACACACAAGAATAAAGGAGGAACAAATGGAATACGAGATGCTTTGGTTTTTGATATATCATCGTCGGATATATGTGGACACCCCAACATAAAATCAATATCAGAAGATGTTTTAATTCCAAATTCAGCAACTCCGTGTTGGGCATATGAAGGTGATCGAATCTCCGATATGGTCAATAACGTTAAAGGGACTGGTATTTTCCGCTCTAAAAACACCAAATACTTAGATGAAGCGGACGCGGCTTTAGATAAACTGAAAGAATCACTTGTTAGTGCAGCAGATGGCACGAAAGAAATATATGATGTAGAAAACTTTAATGTAGCACGATTCGATCTAGCCAAAATTCTAACAGGTAGAGGAGCTAGAGACGAGACCGATATTACCTTTCCACTTTACACTCCATACTACGGAGGTTACGCTGGCAAATTATCATCTATATTTATTTCAGACTCTATGATTAAAAAGGCGTTTGCAAATAAACAAACCGTTCGAAAGATGGTTCAAGAAATATTAGATAAAATGTCGGCCGCCGCTTCTGGAATATGGGAGTTTTCCATCGTAGATGAGTCTTACAGTGTAATGTCAATCATAGACACAAACTATCCAGGAACCGATAAAAAGAATGGTGGTATAATAGGGGTCGATAAGTTAATTGAGAAATTATACACCTTCTCAAGTCTAGACTCAAATTCTGTGATTTCAGGGGTGGATTTCAAAGCCGACTTACCCGCAGTTGTAGCGTTGCAGACCTTATTTGAAAACCCGGATTCTTTAACATCAAATCCTGACTTTTTTAGGTCGCCTGTCAAAACCAGAGATGGGACAAGAGTTGCCGTGGAAGATATATACAGTAGATTCTCAGGCAATAATAGAGATGTCGAAATTGGCGCCAAGGTAAATAATGGTATATATACCAATTCTAGTACGGATTGTCTTATGCTTGAAGTAAATCCAAAAAGTACGACAAAAGGGGATTTCACATTAAGACTTACAGAACCCAATGAGGAAATAGCAAGATCGGGGATGCTCCGAGACACGTCACCTAAAAATACAACTGTATATAATAGAGTTGTTCCAGGAATTACAATTGGGTTTGAAACTCTTGGAATTTCGGGGATTAGATTTATGGATTGTTTCATGATAGATAGTTTACCATTTCCATATGACACTGAGGTTATATTTCAAGTAAAAAATGTAAAACACGTTCTAAAAGGAAACGATTGGAAAACCGTTGTTGAGGCTGCCCTTAGACCATCTCCTAAATTAGTAGGAGCTACTGTAGAATGAACGAATTAAAAGAAATGTATGATAGTTTAACACTGTCAAATTTCCAAACAGAATTTGGGAAGCCACCGGCACCTGCGAAGCCAGACATTGACTATTCAAACGAAACCGTCGAACGTTTATTCATACAGAAAGTAAACAGTGGACACGTTTATGAGATTAATCCGGATTCTAACACAAACAAATTAAGTTCACTGTATAGAGTATGGAACGTCAAATGGAAAGTCACTGGCCCTCAAAGAAATGTAACTCGAAATAATATAATCGAAATCAAGGGGGTATTGGATTTCAACCAAGAGTCTATAAAAGAAGTTAGAGAATCAGGCTTCAAGAATGTAGACGTAGTATTGACTAACCCACTTGAGTTCTGGTGTGGTTATTAAAATAAGTTGACAGTATGGTATTGTCACTGTAAATTTTGTGAGTGAATACATTTTTTATAGAAGGTCAAGACGATCTAAAGTCTCTGAGAACCAAACTCAGAGAAGAAGATGTGTTTTTATATGTGGTTGCTGGAGATGTGAGAAGTCATCCCGTAGTCAATACACCGTGCGTCATGTTCGCAAAAGGATTGACTTCAAAAAACGTTTTTATAATACCATTCAACCACGTTGACGCACAATCGTCAGTTTCTTTAAAAGAAGTATGTGACATTATTAACACCGTAGCAAAACGAAAGTTCGTTATTGATAAGAAAACATTCTGGCATTTGACGGCCATCGACGATACGATTGACATTAACATTCTATCATACCTAATACAGAATGAGATAATTGATGATTCGGTGTTACCGACCTCCGCTCATAGATTCTACCACTCACAGTTTCCAAAGTGTAATATACTAAACAGAATCATACCAATCAATAAACACCTAGAGAAGTTCCAGCTTCTAGTCAACTTTGCGGAAGACTTGGTTTCGAAACATGAACGAGAACTAAAAGAGGAGTCGTTTACTAAGATGAACACTGAGTTAACATATGTGTTGACCGAAATCGAAAAGAGTGGTTTAAAGGTTGATCGAAACATCTTTTTAGACAACTTTGGAGACCATCGAAAACATTTGGTTTCTGATGATGATATGGTGTATACAAATTACAGCATGTTCACAAGTACAGGAAGGCCATCAAATTCATTTGGCGGTGTGAATTATGCTGCGTTGAGCCACGACGGTTCGGTTAGAATGTCATTTATTAGCCGTCATGGGAAAGATGGTAAATTGGTGGATATGGATTTTACAGCATTTCACCCCCACTTGATAGCCAATTTGGTGAGATACAATCTTACTGCTGACGTAGACATATACGCATACCTTGGACGATATTATTTCAATACCGACTCATTATCAAATATCCAAATAAAACAATCGAAGAACCTTACGTTCAAACAACTATACGGACGTATAGTACCAGAGTATAAAGATATTCCATACTTCAAAAAGGTTCAAGAATTTATTGATCAGCGGTGGAATTTTTATAAAGAGAACGGATATATCGAAACTCCAATATACAATCGTAAAATAAACAAACAGATGCTTGGTGAGTCTGCTGATGCCAATAAGGTTTTTAATTTCTTATTACAATCGTTTGAAACTGAGGTGGCATTATCTACCGCATATAGAGTCTTGCAGTATATGAAAGGCAAAAAATCAAAGATGGTATTGTATACTTACGATAGCATGTTGTTTGATTTTCATAGAGACGACGGACAAGAAACTTTGATGGATATAAAACACATTATGACGAATAATGACAAATATCCGATAAAAGTTAAGTTGGGTGATAATTATAAACAGTTGGAAAAATTCAACTTTTAAAAATTGTTATAGTTATTGCTTATGAAAGATGTTTCAGAATTTATAGAATCGTTATTGGAAGATATCTGTCTTGATGATAGAATACCCAATGGAACCTTCAACATCACAGATACAAATCATCTCGATTTGTTACACGAATATGCTGCTGAGAAGGTCGATGGCGAATTCGCCACTGCTTTGATGGACGCCTTGATAATCGAAGAAGGAAATTTCCCAGAACGTCAAGCTTATAATGGAGATGGTATCTTAGTTACTTTCCCCGACGAAGAATCGAAGAAGGCAGCGTTAGACCGCAAGACTCACACAAACAACGATCCTACCGGTGGTGTCGGAAATAGTGAAGACGAATCAACTTCAGATAACGCTGGCGAAGACGAAAACCCTGAAGTTGACACGGGGGATGATGAAGTCGGTGGGGAAGAGACTGAAGAACAGGAGCCTGAAAGCATCTTTGCCGACTACACAACTCCAGAAGAAGAATTCGCTTTGGTTGATCCAGATACACCAACTGAATATTCTGAATTTGAAATAAACCCTGTTAAAGAACCGGAGGATGTCAACGAAACCCACCACATCTATGATGTTTTAACATCTATAAAGAAATCTCAATTAGATGATGATACAAATGAAAAATCTCCGACGGCGATGATATCGCCAGGTGAACTACACCCAAGCATTTTATTTGCTCTGAAACAAAAGTGGGAATTCGATAAAAGTGGTAAATGGTTTGATGAACTTGGAAAATTTAGAGCTCACACAGATAAACATGGTAAATTGGACCCAACCAAACAAGAGATCAAAGAAGAAATGGAAATTTGGTTGGAAGACTATCTGAAAAGGAATCCAGACGCTAAGGTTTAAAAAATGAGAACTCAGCTTCTTTGTACGTTCAGCAATAAAAACGATTATGAATCGGAGTTGATCAGAATAACATCAAATTATGATGTAATATTCAATAAGATATTTATCTTACAAACTGTAGATGACCCACGCCGTTTATACATTACGTATAACATCGACACATCCTACAAACAACAGTTTTTGCCTCATACCCTAACGATTCATAGGAAGAAGAATACTAACACCATCTATACGATCAATGCATTGAATGAGTTGATCATGGAAAGTAACAACGGAGTGCTTGATAGGTCGTTCGAAATCAATTGGGAAGATTATTATAACACCATAATACTGACTGATAATGAAGGTTTAAAAATACGTGAGACATCATTATTTAAAATAATAAATCTTTAGATTTTTATAACTTTACACCGACGATTTTTGGGTGTAACTTGATATTTATTATTCCAGTAATTGGGTATTGAATATTGAAAATTGACAGTTGAGAAATGAAATAACTTCTTATATGTTGACTATGATGGCAATCTCATATTGGATATTAGATAATAACAAATAAACAAAGGTAAATAAACATGGACATCAACGCACTCAAAAAGCGTTTGGGAGAAATCTCAAATAAGAACACAAAGAACAAGCTCATTTGGAAACCTTCAAATGGCGAACAACTTGTAAGATTAGTTCCTTACAAGTTTCAACCCGAAAACCCATTCATTGAATTGTGGTTTCACTATGACTTCAACGGCAAGAACTATTTGTCACCAAAGTCATTCGACCGGCCAGACCCTCTTGTAGAGTTTGCTAACAAGCTCAGAAGCTCCAACGATAAAGAGGATTATGAACTTTCAAAGAAGTTCTATCCTAAGATGAGAATTTACGTTCCTATCGTCGTTCGTGGTGAAGAAGATCAAGGCGTTCGATTCTGGGGATTCGGAAAACAAGCGTATCAGGCTCTATTGGCTCTGATCGCTGATGATGAATATGGTGACATTTCTGATATTAAGGAAGGTCATGACATTAAGGTTACATACATTCCGATGGAAGAAAGTGGAAAGTCATTTCCAGAGACTCAAATCATGGCACGACCAAAGAAGAGTGTTGTTGGAGATTCTAAGATAATCGACTCTATTAAGGCTGAAGTAGCTATCACAGAGGTATTCACAGAATCTTCATATGATGATCTCAAAGCGGCTCTTGATAAGTACTTGAACCCTGAGGAAGAGGAAGAGGAAGACACATCAGAAGATGCGTTCACATCCGACGACTCGTCAACAGGGGAATCAAAGAAATCAAAGTCAGTTACCGAAGAGAAGGCAGCTCCAAAGGCTGAGAAAACTTCCGTAAAGAATGCTTCCAGTGATTTTGACGAATTATTCGGCAGCTAATCGGAACTCTTTATAACAAAGTGGGGACTATCATGTCCCCACTTTTTTTTTACTTTAAAATTTTAACAAAAAGGAAATAAATGGCAAAGAATGGCTCGAAAAAAGTAGAGGTCGATATGACTGCTGATGACCGTGATGGTTTGGTTGATGAAATAGCAGAAATGTTAAACAAAGCCAATAAAGACGGAGGCAACGTAGCTTTCGTATTTGGTGATGATAATGAAGATGACCCTTCAAACATATCCGATTGGATTCCAAGTGGAAACGATCAGTTGGATATTATAATGGCAAATAGACCAGTGGGTGGATATCCAGCAGGTCGTATTACAGAAATTACAGGATTGGAACATTGTGTCACGGAAGATACAATAATCGATGTAATTGTGGAATAATTATAGAGGATGGTGATGTTTATGAAAATACAAATTAAAGAAGTAAAAGATTTGCTGAATACAGGAAAGTCAGTGAAAGTAAAAACCATCGGTGGTGAATATTCTCCAATATCCGATTATATAGAAAAGGGAATTAAGAAGACATATAAAGTAACCCTTGAAAATGAGACATCCATAAAAGTTTCGGATGGTCATTTGTTTTTCACAGACACCGGATGGTTACAGTGTAAAGATTTAAAACCGACGATTAACTGTATAAAATGTGATGACGATTCTTTCAGTGTAGTAACCTCCGTTGATTACATCGGAGACTATAATATCGTGGATATAGCAGTTGACCACCCAGAACAATGTTACTATGGGAACGGGATGTTAAATCACAATTCAGGTAAAACATTGTTAGCAATGCACGCTTTAGCGGAAACACAAAAGAAGGGTGGACTTGCTATCTTTATTGATACTGAAGCTTCTCTTGATAAGAACTTCGTTACAGCGATTGGTGTTGACATTTCGAAACTTTTGTATATTTCATGTGACCACGTTGAGGAAATCTTCGAACACATGGAAATGATTATTCAGAAGGTTCGTTCGTCAAACAAAGATCGATTGGTTACTATCGTAATCGACTCTGTTGCTGCTGCATCGACTAAAACAGAAATGGAATCGGAACACGGTAAAGATGGTTATGCTACGGCAAAGGCTATCATTATCAGTAAGGCTCTACGAAAGATTACAACGATGATTGCTCGTCAACAAATCTGTTTAATTTTCACCAACCAACTTCGTGTGAAAATGAACGCAATGTTTGGTGATCCATATACAACAAGTGGTGGTAAAGCTCTTGGCTTCCATGCTAGTTTGAGATTGCGACTACAAGCGATTGGTCAGATTAAGGATGCTCAAAAACGAGTTATTGGTATTAAGACTAAATGTAAAATTACCAAGAATCGAATGGGCCCCCCAATGAGAAGTTCCGAATTCGATATCTTCTTTGACCGTGGGTTGGATAACTATGGAAATTGGTTGGAAACTCTTAAAGAAGCGAAAGTTCTAAAGAATGCTCAGACTCAAGATGTGAAAAAGAATGCTTTGAAAAAAGATCCAGACGCATTAAAGAATCTTGTTGAAGTAGGCGGTTCAGGAACTAAATATAAATACGACTGTTCTGATGGTATGACGTATGAGTTGACTAAGGCTAGTTTCACTAATCTATTGAAAACTAATACAGTTGTAAAAGATGATCTTTACAAAAAGTTATGTGACATTCATATAATGAAATATAAAGACCATACCCAATGTGAAAGCGATGAACTCGAATACACCGACGATGAGTTGGAAGATTGAGACTTAAACAAAAGCCCCACCTTAAAAAGTGGGGTTTTTTGTTATTTGTCTTCTTTGAACTCAGAAACTTCAACTCTGATAGAATCCAAGGAATATCTGAATTGAATAGAGACTTTATATTTCTTGTTTTTAGTTCCTGTCCCATCTTCGATGTTAGAGTCAACTATATATTTAATGGTCATGTCAGTTGATTTGAAGTTATCAACGATTTCCATATCGGTTTCGCCATTAAATTTAAGGATAGTATCGCCTTGAAGTTTTACAACTGATGGAGGTGTGTTGTTTGTAGATCCTGTGACCTTCCAGAATGTTGGGTTCAAACCACTAATCCCAATTGCGTAAGCACATAATGCAACAAACGGATTTGTATATTGTCTCATGGTTTGTTGACCTACGTTTTTCTTGGACAACGCTTTCTTAATCTGGTCAAAGAACTCTCGATTAGATACGAACAAGGCGAATTTGTACACACCTGCCTTTTTAATCATAGTATCAATAGGAATATCATCCTCTGTATAAGAAGGTTGTGAAGCGTTATATTCAGTTACGACACCATAGAATTTATTTCTATACTTCTTGAAGTGTTCTATAAATTTCTGATGTTGAGCTTTCTGTTGGTTTGATAGTTCAATCAAATCTCTAAGTGCTTCAGGATTGAATTTTGGATTTGGTCCATTTTTGTTTGGTTTAAGTCTTTGTAATTCCACAACTCCTTTACCACGTAACAGACCACCTAAATTAAGTGATGTTCTTTGACTCTTTATTTCAATTCCGTGTTTAGATAACACCTTGCGAATTTCAACTTGTAATGTATTCAAGTAGTTACGCATCTCAGAATCCAATCGTAATTTAGAAAATTCTTTGTCTGGTATTTTCAAATCCTTTGAGACGTTAACGATGCTGGTCGATTTTCCTTGTAAAGCCCTGTCTTCTTTTAATGAAACTGCAACTATCTTATCCAATTCGTTTGAGTTGTTTGCGAATAGTGCATTTAATCCTGTTGGGCCTGTTAGAGTTTCAACTGAATCTAATACATTTGTATCGATGTAATTTCCATATAAATATATGTCAGCAGGACACCACTTGTCGGCGTCTACTTTCAAATCTTGGTCACTGATAAGCTTTCGGGCTTTCTTTCTTATAGACTCAAAAAATTTGCCTCTGTCAACTATTGATCTATCATTGAACATTTCTTTGATTTTGGTCGCTGATGAAAAAGCATTTAAAACAGTTTTTCTTTCATCATCTCTCAATTGATTTAGGGGAGTAGTGAATAATCTAGTTATAAAATCGGTCAAATCGACACCGAAATATTTCTCCATGTCTGGAATCTCTGCCATTCCGACATTTAGAGTTTGTAATGATGCTGGTTCTTTGTCATATAGGTATTTCAACACCTCTTGTAACTCAGCAGAATCCATGAAGTAACCATAGCCTACCAAAGCTTCTTTTAGGTCGGTTGAGTTTGCACTCAATCCTTTAACTTCAGTACCTTTCATAGCTGTAAACAATTTGATACCCGTCTTCTCAATAAAAAAGTATGTTTCAGGCAATGCTTCAGACTGCCATACTGTATGGTCACTATGGAGAGATAACATTTCATCCAAATTCTTCAAGCCATCAACTAACCTTTCCAACCGCTGACGTTCTTTTTTTGTAGGAGCTTTATCGATCTCTCTTTCATACCTTGATATCTTTTTAATATCGTCTTGTATATCCTTGTATTTACCAACGTCTTTCAAAGTTTGAGCTCCTACTATAAAAATCGTTGAATTATTAGATAGTCTCGGAGAGTCGTTATAAACCAACGGCATTTCAGACATAGAATCAACGATAGCAGTATCTCCCAAAACATCTACCAATTTATTTTTATAACTTGGGTTTGGAATGTAACTAGCCTCAGGGTGCGCGAAGAGTCTAGCTTCAGCAATTGGACTTTTTATAATACCATCTATTACTTCTTTTAAGATATTCAAATCCCGTTCGTTTATGTTTCCGTTGGTTTCGGTTATCGGGAAACCTTTTGGTAGTTTCTCACACCATTTTTTTAAGATTATATCTGATACTGTTTGATTCATAGGTTATTATAGATTGACTTTGCTTATAAATATCACATGATAAATAAATATGAGCAATTTGTCCTTACAAGATCGAAAGAAGTTATTTTCTATTTTTGAAAATATCGAGGAAGATAAAAAAAATCTTCCACCAAGAACTAAAAATACTAAGATTTTGTTAGTCGATGGGACAAACACGTTCATTCGTTCTCACTGTGCCAATCCAGCATTAAACGAAGACGGTCAACATATTGGCGGTGTTCAAGGTTTTTTCAAAAGTGTTGGGTACGCTATCAGAATGTTACAACCTACAAGAGTGATTGTAGCGTTCGACGGCAAAGGTGGTAGTCAACGACGAAGAGCGTTGTTTAAAGAATATAAAGGTCAACGAAACACTAAGGTTAGACTGAATAGAATTTACGATGATATATCAGACGCTGATATGGAAGGTAAGAACATGAAGGCACAAATGAAAATGATTGCCTTAATGATGCAGAACCTTCCAATGAACATGATGGCAATTGAGAATATTGAAGCGGATGACGCTATTGCTTTCATGTCTACAGATATGTTCAACACAGATGAAACTCTTGACATTATTATAATGAGTAGTGACCAAGACTTTTATCAATTGATTAACGACAAAGTGAGAGTATGGAGCCCAACCAAGAAAAGATTATACGGAAAAAATGAGATATTCGAAGAATTCGGTGTTACTGCTCAGAACTTCATTCATTTCAAAACTCTGAATGGCGATAACGGGGATAATATCGATGGTATAAAAGGAATTGGTCTAAAAACAGTTAAAAAATTGTTTCCATTCTTGTCTGAGGAAGTAGAATACACGACCGATGATATTCTGAACCACGCTAGAGATAACAGAAACGGCAAATTGAAGGCTTACGGAAATGTCGCTGACAATGAACTTCTCTTAAAACGTAACTTTGACTTAATGCAGTTACAAAATATTGATATTTCAAGTCATTCTAAAATGACTATCCAAGCAGCAACTGAAAAAAAGATAGATCGAACGAATACCTTTGATTTAACGAGACAGCTTAAAGACTTCAAACTTTTTTCAGCGTTTCCAACACACCACATTTGGCTGAAGGATACGTTTGGAGAATTGGATTACTATACTAAATAAATTTATATCAAGTAGGAATCTATCGTATATACGATATGTAAATAAACATGGAACACAAAGTAGATAATTTAAAGAAATTTGGATCAGCATTCCAGAACAAATGTTTGGCAGGAATACTATCAGACAAGTCGTTCTTGGAACGAATATTGGATATTGTACATGAGGATTTTTTCGAAAATGAGTCTCATAAATGGATATTAAGAACAACACTGGACTACTTTACGGAGTATAAAGATTTGCCAACGTTGGATGTATTTAAACACAAGTTAGATGTGGTGTCCGATGTGGTTGAGAAACAAGCTATCGTTGAGAACTTGAAAATTGTCCACGCTAAATTACAGGACACTGACTTAACATATATCAGAGAGACTTTCTTAGAATTCTGTCAAAATCAGACTATGAAAGCTGCTATCATGGAGTCAGCCGACTTTCTCAAGGAAGGAAGATATGAAGAGATAAAACATACAGTTGAAGAAGCTCTGAAGGCTGGTATGGAACGTGATGATGGTCACGATTATCTAACTGAAATTGCTGAGCGTCTTGAGGATGATTGCCGTGATACAATTAAAACAAACTTAGAGGTTCTTGATAATATCATGGATGGTGGTTTAGGTGCTGGTGAACTTGGAGTTATTACTGCTTGTGCTGGTGCTGGAAAATGTATCGGTCCTAATACGAAGATCGATGTTAAATATACCGAACTCGGTATAGAAGTAGTGGGAAATATAGGAAACCCAGTTGTATTGTGGATAAATCCTATGAAAAAATACGACATATCAGGAATCGTAGACGGATATGACAATGCGTATGGTTGGCAAATACACAACATATTATGGGAACTGTCACGACTTGAATCGGAAAAACTTTCCCCAAATTCGTAAGATTTTAGGTGATAAAGGGACGTAAATCGTATACGGATATTAAATGAAATGGGATATAAGACGCTAGTCGGGTGGGAATGGGAATGGCACAACGATAGAGAAAACACAATACAAACTATAAAAGATTTTATAACATGAAACTACTAATACGCAATACAGAAGAAACTATAAAGATAAAAGATTTATTCGATACATTGGAAATTCCGAATAAAGAACACGCTCAACTTAATATACCATTTGAGTTGTGTGTTAAGACCCCGTTTGGGTGGAATGTGATACAAACCGCGTTCCGAACGGAGAAACAATCTACAGTAACTACGTATTTTGGAAATGGTAAAACACTGAAGACTTCACTTAGTCATAGATTAAAATCGAATGGGGAGTGGGAGTATGTATCTAAACTAACCAAAGGTCAGTTAGTAGAATGTGACAACGGCACAACCAAAATTACCAATTTTAATAAAGGTGATGATGAGATATTGTATGACATCAGTGTAAAAGACGTACACTGTTATTACTCAAATGGAATTTTAAGTCACAATTCGTGGATCTTAACTAAGTTAGGTGTTGAGGCAATGAAACAAGGTAAAAATGTGGTTCACTTCACATTGGAACTCGGTCAAAAATACGTTGGTCGCCGATATGACTGTAACTTTACAGGGATTGATTTCCAAAACATCGTAGATAATAAAGACGCTGTTATTAAGGCATTGTCAAACATCGATGGTTTCATGAAAATCAAATACTATCCTATTAAGACGGTATCGGCTTTGACGTTGAAAAACTATGTTGAGAGAATTCAAACATTGACAAGTCAAAAAGTTGATTTGTTGGTTGTTGATTATGCTGACATCTTAAGACCTATTCACGCTGATAAGAATGCTAATTCGTATTCTGAAGCTGGTGGTATTTATGAAGAACTCCGTGCTGTCGCAGGTGAGTTACAAATCCCATGTTGGACTGCGAGTCAATCAAATCGTTGTTTTTGTATAGATAGTATCGTGTATGAAAAAAATAAAAAACACATAAGGGCTAAGGAATTGGCTGTGGGGGATGAGGTTTTGACGCATAAAGGATATAAGAAAGTATCTCATATATTTGAATCAGAATCAAAGCCAACGTATAGAATAAAATTGAAAAGTGGAAAATACATAGACGTATCAGCAGAACATAGATTTCCCACACAACATGGAAACATGAAATCCATCAGAACGGGTTTACAGGCAGGAGACAAACTTTTCACCAAAAAAAAGTAGATGGGGTATGTTAGATTCTAAAATTATTTATGTTGACTTCAAGTGCTTAAACGTCATTATAGAATTCGATGGAAGTTATTGACATAGATTAACAGAAACGAAACAAATAGACAAACATAGAGACATGTATCTGAAATCAAGGGGTATAGTGTTCTACGAATCAAGGAATTTAATTACAATAAAGATAAACATAAAACTTTAAAACAGTGTATTAATTACATAATGGAACATGCTGAAATATGAAAGAACATAATCTAATACCCGCAGATTTCAATCTGGACGAAATAGAATCGATAGAACTCATTGGTGAAAAATTAACTATGGATATTACAGTTGATGATACACATATGTTTTATGCCAATGATATCTATACCCACAATTCAGCTGCTAAAGAAGATATTATTGAAGCTGATTCAATTTCGGATTCATATCGTAAGATTATGACTGCTGACTTTGTTATGTCGTTAAGTCGTAAGATGGAAGACAAGTTGAATAATACAGCTAGAGTTCATGTTATTAAAAATCGTTTCGGTCCTGATGGATTGACTTATAACGCTGCTTTTGATACCTCATGTGGTTCGTTGGAGCTTTATGAAACAAATTCCGAAAAAGGAAAAGAACTTCAAAAGAAACTTGCGAATGGAGAAACTGACGTAAGAAACCATTTAAGAGAAAAGTGGCATAGCATGTCGGTAGGTAAAAGTTCGTTATCGGAGTTAGGATAATATGGAAGAAGATTTTGTAGATACAGATAAAGTATACATTAAGGAAATTCAAGCGAGTGTTGCTAAGGATATAATTGTAAAAAATCATTATAGTCACGCTTGGACTATGTGTTCATTGGCGATTGGAGTATTTTACAAATCCGATACCGACCATGATTTCTTTGATGTAAAGGATGACAAATTAATTGGATGTATGGTTTTTGGATGTCCTGTTGGTAGATCGGCTGCCGCATCTTTTAGTGAAGAGGTTGATATATCAGAAGTCTGGGAACTGACTCGACTGTGGATTGCGGACTCTTACGGAAAAAATATTGAGAGTTATTGTATAGGAGCCGCATTACGTCATATCAAAAGAAATCATAATCGTATTAAGGTTATCATGAGCTATGCGGATAGTGAACAGGGTCATCAAGGCGGTATCTATAAAGCAACTAATGCTTATTATCAAGGAACTGCTATTGCGTTGATGCCTAACTTCTCTGTATCTCTAACTAAGGAACCGTATAAGTGGATTCACTCAAGAACGGTATCTGAAAGATATGGAAGTCATAACGTTGAGAAGTTGAAAAAAGCCGTTGGTGCTACTTTCTGGAGAAAAAAAGAAAGCGGTAAACATAGATATTTCTGGATTATGACCAACAAGAAGGAACGTAAAAGTATTCTTAATACTCTCAAACATAAGTGTGTTGATTACCCGTCTGATGCTAATACAGTAGATCCGATTATTACACAACATGATGTTGAGCCGATAACGTCACAGTTTTTCGAATGAGATTATATTTATACCAGTGGATCATAATGAAAAGTATAATATTCGTTTATATTAATTGTTGAAAAATAACAAAAAACTTGTAAATGTATATACTTATAGTTATGAACCAACGAATCAAACTTTCAAAATGGGCAAAATTAAATGGTTACACTTACAGAGGAGCATTTAATTTATGGCAGTCGAAATCAATCGACGGAGCATTCCAAACCAGCACAGGCACGATATTAGTTGAACTTCCGGATGATAACGTGACTGAAGATTATACTGTAGTATATTCTCGTGTAAGTTCGTCGGAAAACAAACCAAACCTCATAACTCAGAAAGAACGGGTCGAACAATTTTGTTCAGCGAAGGGTTGGGTGGTCAATGAATCAGTTGTGGAAGTTGGAAGTGGATTGAATGATTCACGGAAGAAATTGTTAGATATACTTAATAATAAAAAGGTTACTCGTATTGTAGTTGAACATAAAGATAGATTAACTAGATTTGGTTTTAAATACATTGAAACTTTATTCGGCGGAGAAATAATTGTCATCAACGAAGTTGTTGAAGATGAAGATGATTTAATACAAGATTTTGTCTCATTAGTCACTTCGTTTTG